GCAAAATTGAAAAGCTCAGTAACCGCCATTTTAATCACGCTAAAGAAATAAACTCCAAGAGACCCTATTATGTCTCGCAGAGTAAACGCCCAGCCAGTTATCATATCAAGGCCAGCAGCAAGCTCGGTAAAATAATCCTCTCTATTTTTGAAGACTTCATCAGTTCCCAAGGCCAGGGCAGCAGCGGCGTTACCTGCTTTAATATAGGCAGCTGTCGTATGATTGATTGTAGTAATCAATTCCGTTAGTTTTATTATGCCTCCCTTGATAGCAAAACTAATCTCTTTGAACGTCGCACGAGTGGCATGGCGCAATTTTACTACACCGTCCGATGTCAAACTAATGATGTCTTTGTTTTTATACAACCATGTACTAAGGTATATTGCGCCACTGGCCAATGCCATTAGAGGATGGGTGTTAATAATGCCAACAAGCAGTGCCAATTGCTTTATCAGCATAGGTATCGCAATAACAGCCAAATTGACAATTAGTGCAATAAGATATTCAGTGTTATTGCCCAGCCATCTGAAGGATTTGGCCAACTTCAGGGCAATATTACCAGCATCCTCTGATTCACTGAAATTACCTATGCCAATCATGAATTGATTACGCAAAAAAGTCATTGAACGCGCAATTGTGTCCTTCATTTTCAGGAAACGAGCCTCCACCTTGGGCAATGCACGTTCAAAAGCATTCACAAATTCTACAGAAGAAAGTCTGCCTTCTGCCGCCATCCTTTTAACTTCACCAGGCAACACACCTAGTTCTTCAGCTACAGCATGAATGATAACAACACCATTCTCCATCACCGAACGGAATTCATCACCATTTACTGCAGCAGTTCCTAGTCCCTGGGCTAGCTGAAGCAAGACCGAGCGAGATTCTGCAGCTGTGGCACCAGACAAAGCAAGTGCTTGACCAACACCTTTGGTGATCTTGACCAACTCAGTTTCTGACTTATGCAGCTTACTATTAATGAGCGATAGCCGCTGAAACAGCTTAACTGTGCCCTCAATTGGGGCTTCCGCCTCAGTTGTTGCTTGTGCCAGTCTTTTTCTTACTCGTAACATCTCTTTCTCAGAGTTGGTAACAACTCGAAGCTCATTAGTAAGTTTCTGCCATCCTTCCATATACTCATTCAATTTCCTAGCAGCAAAGAAACCAGTGACAATGCCAAGCATTTTAGCAAGCCCGCCAAGTGCCATAGTGGTGCCACGAGCCTTATGCCCAAGCATTTCTACGTTGGTGGCCGCTGTTTTTACAACAGGGGATACCGTCACAAGACCTGCCTGTGTTGCCGCCATTTCTGCGTTAACCGCAGCGAGAGAACCTCGCGTTTGCAAAATGGCCGCATTCATAGAAGCCATGCCGGTATTCATTTCTGCGCTTATCGCCGCAAATCCTGAATTTGCGCCAACAGTAACAAACGCCACCTTTAGCTGGTTGATCATTGCCAAGAGTCCAGCGCTCTTAACAATTAGTCTGTCAATCCAGCCCTCTACAACAAGACCACCATTCTGCTTGAATTGGAAAATGTAGGTCTCAACAATGGTAGAATTCATAGTACTGGCTCCGCAAGACCTTTCTCAACAGCCAGTTCCATCCAACCATAAAACGGTTGTTGGTCCGAACCATGAAGCCACATACCATGCTCATCTAGGGCATACCCAAGGTTTAATTGCCCAGTATATTCTACATTATTGGTAAGGACCAATGGGCCACTGTGGAAGTCATAGTGGGCAACAACAGCCAAGCGCATTCCAAGCGCATTGCCAGGATTCAATGAAGCGAGCGCATAGGCTGGAGGCACGCCAATGCCAAATATCCAGTTTGATTGGGCCAGCCCTGTGTCAACTGGGGTCTCTTCTGTCAAGTGCTCAGCCGAACGCTCAGCACTAGCGGCCACTACTCCGCTGATTACGCTGGACACTCGCACTTTTAGACTTGGCAGCAGACTCGGCATTCAATACCTCCAGGTATTCTGCGTCCATTGCGAATATAACATCTCGCAGATCATCAAATTCATCTTCACAGAGTTCTTGGTAGTTGGCATAAATTAGAAGTGCAGTCCACGGAATTGGACCAACCGCCATACCAATTGCTCTAGTTGTGCAAAGATCGAAGAATGCGGACATGTACCATTCTTCGACCTCTGAAAGTTCAGGTTTTTCAGACCATTGTTGTGGAAGCTTGCCATGTGTTATAAACAACATCTTTGCATCGCGTCGGTAGTTTTTTCCCTCTTTCAACTCCCAACGCAATGCTTTCGTTAGTTTCCCACTAGGCTCTCGAGCTCTTTCGTACGGAAGTTGCGGAAGTCGAGCGCCCTTTGACGAAGATCCTGAAACAGTGCTGGTAGGTCAGTTAGCAGTTTGGTGGCATTCTCGGAATTAAACTCGAGTGCTTCACCATCCTCACCACAAACACCAACCCAGTCAACCAGGACATGCTCAGCAAAGATTTTGATCAAAGCTGCCTTTGCCACATCGTCATCAAGAGTTTCCATATCAATGGAAGTCTTGTGACGCTTGGAGAAAGAAGTAAACGCTCGCTTGAACGCCTTATTTCCCTCACCGGCTCGTTTCACCTTGATGGCGAAATCACCGTAATTGACCAAGATACCCGCATTCTCCGCATCTTGAGATGTTTTGAACAACTCGTATGGATTGCCCATTGTATTCCCTTACGCTGTTGGATCGTATGCAGAGACAATAACAGTGCCCGTGCCGCCTGCTCCGGCGGCATAGGTGGCGGTCACTGTCGTGCCTGCCACAGTAAACAAGATGGTGGGGACTGCTTCCCCAATGTCTGCGTAGGACGTAATAATGGTGTTTCCACCATCGTACCAAATCGCATAGGTGCCCAGGGCAGAGACGTACACTGGCTGTGAGCCCTCAGTTGCCCCATTCTTATAAAATGTGGCAAGAACACCAGCAGGTGTGGGAGTAACAGCCGAAGTCACTGTGACGCCAGCATCTGTGTCCAAATTGTCAATACGCTCAATGATCATGTCCGTGGCTTCCGTAGCGTCATACAGCGCCTGGGCAGCAACGTTCTCCACCACATCGCTATTGTTCCCCTCAAAAGGTGTACCCTCTTCCATCAATTTCACCTTTGGGAACGTGACCTTGTAGCCAACATCACCATTTGAAATGATATAGCTGATGCTAAATCTAGTATTGGCCTGAAAAATAGTGGCCAATTCAAGATTGATGAAATAGGCGGCCAACTGCAAAGTGATCTCGCGACGACCGTAACCAATCCCCTTGGCGGAAAGATCAGGATAAGAAACTGTATCGGTGCACTTACCTTGCTGCGATCGGCAATTGTTGTTCACAGTAAAGGAAAAATTGGAGAAACAAAGCACGCTAGTAAGACCACTGCCAGTTACCGTGAGTGCCCGCACTTCTGGCATGAACATTGGCTGCTCAGTATTCGCAGACACATAAGTGGAACCTGAAATGGCAGCAACAGCCAATGTTTCAGTCTTTCCCATAAAGTTGAGCGTACCTGCAATAGCTGCTTCAGCGCCAGCATCCAGATTCAGCGCAAAGCTGTTGACGCGACAACCCGAGAAATACTTGTAGAAGTGTGTGGTGTCCACAAGCAAGTCCTGCTCCCAAGACAAACTTTTCGTCTGCACACCAGCCTTCAAAATGCCGTAAGCATTGAAGGTGCCACGCAAAGCATGCTCAAGAAAAAGATGTGGCAATGCACCGTAAGTCATTTCCAAGTTCACGTCGCCGTTCACACCACCGCTAGTTGGAAATACATCAGAAACAGCCGCGTTGGAATTCAGCTCAGCCGAAACCACCTTCGAAATTGCAGATACCAGGCCAAAGCCGGTCACTCGCGCACGCGTAAATGCAGGAGTCGTAGGGGTGGTGCCCCATGTAGCTTCTACAATCGCGGAAATTTTGCCATCATCAGCATTGGAAAACGTAGCCATGACGTTTAGCCTCCATGTGTGCTATACGGTACAATAATATTGTATCCGTGCGACTTGCCTCTTGCATACCCAGAAACAAATGCTATTCGCCCTGAGAATGTCATCGTGGTATTCGTACGAACGTTAGACATCAACTGGCACAGTCGCTGTGCCTGGGCAGTTGAATTAGAATTTCGATGCACCATTAGGGTCAATATCAATTGCCCAGTGTCGCGGGAATTATTAGGCAAATCCCCTCCAATGGCGGGCATCTTTGCAGAAGCTGTGGCAATTTGCACAGAAACATATGGAACATTGCTATCATCAAACACTTGATTGGGCCATGCGATAGATGTCTCTGCCCAATTAGCTGTTAGATAATTACAAACATTTTGTTCTGTAAGTGCTTCATTCACCTAGGTGCGCACCAAACACACAGAAAGTATCTGTGTCCCTATTGGAGCAACTCCCTTCACAGCAACAACATAGTATGTGGTGCCATTAGAGATCAATCTATCCCCAGCTGTTACTTTTTGCTGGCAAAGAAACTTACTGCTAGCCTCCAGGATCGCAGAAGTCTCAAAGAAAGCACTGTCTTCATTGGATACTGGCAATGGCCCAGCTAGTACAACAGTCGTGGTAACTAATGATTCTGACCCCTGGTAGCTTGCAGGAGGAGTTACAGCAACTAGGCTACCTGTGGCTCCAAATTCGGCCAAAAGCTCTACAGAGAGAGCCAACATTTCCTCGAAAAAGGTCATGCGCGAATACACCCTCCAGAACTAGCCACACAACCAGTCTTTTGCAAAAGTGCGTCAGCAATGGCATACATGTTGTACCGTTGTGCGCTCTTGCCACCTGCGTATTCTACCTCCTTTTCCATGCCTTCCAATTTCTTACGCTCACGGATAATAAGTCGATCAGAGGATTGAGCCTGAACAGAAAGTGGAATGGTTGCGCTATAAAACGCATATTCATAGCATGCCTGTAGAACAACAACAGGAATGATAGTATCTGTGCTTCTGGGCCACTCCGTTGTTTGATCACTCCCATTTGTTTTAATGCCATGGTACACAAATCGCAGATCAATGTATTGTGTGGCCCTAATCAATGCGGCCTGGCATTCTGTGTCACTCCACGTAATCAATTCTTGTCCACGATCAGACCAGTAGTCACGAAGATCATCTACTTCCCCATACGAGGTAGCATTCGCAACTTCACCAGTATCATCTTGGACAATGAAGGCCATTGACTATCGTACCTTCCTGG